AAGGCCGTATATGCGCTGGCGTACCGTGCTTGACTTTAGGTTCTTATATGCGATCCATTTTTCAAGCGTGCGTGTTTCTCCATTTATAGTAATTAGTCGGCTTGAACGCCTGTTGTTTGCCTGTTCATTCTTGTCTGCCCATTTGCAATTTTCAGGGCTGTATCCGCGATTGTTATCAATTCTCTCTAACCCCAATCCAGGCTGATAACTGCCTACCATATCCTGATAGAAATTCTCAAGAATGTTCCATCTTTCACAAAGCGTGATCCCGCGAGCACCATAGTTCTTAAAGTGACAATGATCTGGGTTACTTGTGCGGTGCTTCACGCCATACCAAATGTTGCGAAGCCGCTGAAAGTGTGGCCTTTCCAACAACGATGTCGGCAATGCTTTATGCGTCCGTCCCATCAGGCTATCACTCCGCGAATTGTGCCGCCGTTGCGCTGCGTGCTGTTAAGCTGGTCGATGAACTGTCTGGCGAACTTCTCGCCAAAGCCCATTGGATCATTCATCATTGTAAACTGGAACGTGGTCGTTGGCGATGCCGCTGCCGGGGCTGCGGACGCACCACCGCCGCCGCCTCGACGGCCACCACCGCCACCTCCACCACCACCGCCGCCGCCGCCTTCCGAGACGCCCTTGATAGCCGCCACGGCACTCATGCCCTTGGCAAAAACAAGAGCATAAGCAGCAAACTTGTCAGCAGGAGTAAGGCCAACCTTCATTGCGTCAACGGCTGCTACAATTGTGGAAACAATGGCCTGTGCTGCTCCCATAGCTTTGGATACTTTAAGGAACTTTTTCCCGCCCGCTTGAGCTGCCGCTTGAAGTGATGCAAAACCATCTTGAACACTTGTAAGGTCATCTTTGACCTGCATCAATCGAATGTTGTGTAGATCAGCAGAATGTTGCTCCGCACGCTGCCGCATTAGTTCTTTGAACTCTGCGTCTAGTTCATCCTTGCCTGTCAAATGCCCGCGAAGCAGTTCCATATCTGCTGCATATTCAGCTTCAAGGATTTCTCGTTCAGACTTAAAGCCTTCGCGGATCGATTCAAGCCTAGCCATATAGAATGCGTCCACCTCTTGCGATGGCGAAACGCCTGGGACTACAGGACCGTTACCTTCTTTAGAAACTTCGCCATCTTTTCCGGGGATCGCCGGAATGAAAGCGCCAGCATTTGACTTCTCGACCATCGCACGAGCCGCAGAAAGGTCGGCTTGAAGACCTGATAAGTCTATTCCAATTGCGTCAGAAATCTGCTTCCCGAATTCTGCCATTCCTGGCACCATGTCTTGAGCAGTCTGATAAACGAAATCTAAACCCTTCTTGAGTTCATCTACGCTGTCGGTGGCGATTGCAATGCCAGCCGCTAGTGTAATGAATCCGACAAGACCAATCTTCTTGGCGGCGTTAAATGCCGTCATTGTTATGGTCGCGGCTTTTACTGCTTGTGCAAACGCCACGAAGCCAGACGCAGCGCCAAACAAATAGCGCGTAAAGATTACAAGTCCAATCCCTTTGATGATTTCACCAAGAAGGCCAAGGTTGTCTTTCACAACAATGACTGCGCGTGACACACCTTGCAGAATTTGACCAGCAGCCTCTCCCGCAGACTTAAAGCTATCAGTTGATTGTGCGCTATTAACTAATGCCTCAGATACACCGACCAAGGCTGGCGTCATGCCTGTGGTAAAACTTTGCACGGCCCCAGCAACATATTGCTGAAGCCTAGTAATATTGTCGTTAAATTGTTCTGCACCTGAGGCTGCTTCTTGCGAAACAACTACGCCAAACATTCGTGCCTGATTAGTCATTTCGGCAATGCTTGCGGCACCACCGTTCAGAAGTGGAATTAAATCAAGACCAGAACGGCCAAACAATTCCAATGCCCACTGCGATTTTTGCACGCCATCGGGCATCATGGCGAACTTGTCGGCGACATCCATCAGCACTTCGTTAGTGCCGCGCATTGTTCCGTCATTATTACGAAGAGAGACGCCGAACGCTTGGAAACTCTCAGCACTATCACCCATTTTGCGGGCCATGATGCCAAGAGAACTTTGCAGTTGCTCGATAGACAAGTCAGACAATTTGGCTGCGTAATTTAAGCCAGACAACTCTTCAGTTGTCATGCCAACTTTCTGTGCTACCTTCCCAATGTTGTCAGCATAATTAAGTGCAGCCTTACCAGCCGCGACAAACACACCAGCGGAAAGCGCACCGGCAATTCCAGCCGCAGCGCCCTTCGCAAACCTGGTTAATGAACTTTCTGCCTTGCCTAGTGCTCGATCAAGGCCAGACGAATTGCCGGTGATGTTGACTTCGATTCCGCTAACTTGAGCCATGCAACAGTTCCTTTAATTCCTCTACATCGGCCCTAGTCAGTTTCCCGGCGTATGTTTCGCCTGGCTCTTTCGGCTTCTTCAACTCGTATTCCAACCACCACTCGGGAATGGTCATCTCCCAGAACTCGCTAGGCTGAATTCCCCATTCCCTCGCCCATAGATACATCCCGTTCCAGTCTAGTTCTCCATACTCTCCATGATCTTCGCCCTCGCCTTCGACTGGCTTTCGGTCTGGGCGTCTGGATTTTTTGACTTGTCTTCAGTCGGAGAGAACGATGTGAGCACAAGGCTGATCAAGGAAGTGATGCTCTCCTGATCGCCCGTTACAAGTTCCTCATAGACTTGTTCGTCCGTGACCTTGGCACCTGCCGACTGCAACATCTTGGACAGAACGAAAGCGATGTGACTGACAGGCGGGCGACCTTGGCTTGTGCGAACGGCGATGTCCGTGAAGGATATGTCGCCCATCTCGATGGATCGCATCAGCTTCATGGAAGGGACGAAGCGATATTCTTCACCCTTCCACTTGATTGTTAGCTCCCGAAAGATTGCCATGATTACGAGGCCGTGAACGTAATCGTGCCAGAGGACTGGATCGAAGCCGTGAAGGTCGTGGCGTCTGCCTGTTCGCCGGTGACGGCAAAGCTTGCGAGGAAGAAATTGCCGGTGAACGATCCAAGGCCAAGCAGTTCGATGGTGTAGGCTTCGAGCAGCGCCGAGGCGGTGCCGACTGCCAGCGCCAGGAAGGTGGTGTCCTCAAGGATGCCTTGGACTTCGGCATCGATGGAGCGGACACCGACATCAGCCAGCATCTTGCGCCAACCGTTGTCATCCTTTTCAGTGATGTCAATCGGCTCGTTGTTGATGGTGAAGCTATCGGCACGAGCGCCAGCCACGGCAGTCGAACCGCGCTTGATACGGACTTTGCGTCCAGCGATTGCGGGCATGTTCTAGTTCCTTTCTTAGGTCACGGGTCCACGAATGTTAGAGAATGCCACCGTAGACCCTACGCTATTGGTGGCGGTTACACGGCACCGAATATACTTTCCGGTGTCGGAGCCTGTGAGTGTGTATGTAAGGTTGGTTGCAGAAGCGATGTTGGCCCATGACGGGTCATTGGGATCGGCAACATTGCCACGCTGCCACTGACGGGCGAAGGTGATCGTAGCATCGCCAGCCCATGTGCCGTTGGTAGTGGTCTGGACGTTGGTTCCGGAGAGTGTGCCGGTGATCGCCGGGAGAACGGTGTTGTAGGGGCCGATGGTGGCCGTCATGTTCTCGCCGCTCTCAAGAGTGGCAGTGAAGGTTACAACATCAGCCTGTTCCGCGCCGATCTGAAGGCCCTGGAGCATGAAGTCGCCGGTCAAGGTGCCGATGCCGCTTATCGTGACCACGCACTCCTTGAGTAGCGCCGTGGTGGCCGTGCCGACGGAATCCGCCAAGAGGACGGTATCCTTGAGCACGCCTTCGATCTCGCAAGAGACAGAGCGCAAGCCGACATCGGTCAGCATGGTGCGCCAACCAGCATCATCCTTGTCAGTGATGTCGAGCGGCTCATTATTGATCGTCACGCTGTCAGCACGAGCGCCCACGATGTTGGAGCCGTTGCGGCTTATGCGAACTGATCGGCCAGAAATAGCCATGCAAGAACCTCTTCTTTGGCCGTGATTATATCACGGAAACTATGCAATCCACAATACACGGTACAAGATGAGGCCGCGCTTGGTCTTGCCATCAGGATCGCGCGAGAAATTGCAAGAGTCGAGTTCGGTGGTGATATGCGTGACGCCCGCAATAGAAAGCGGCTGGCGGCGCATCCTGCCATCGACGGCATCAACTACGGTCTTCAGATCGAGCATGGATGCGGCACGGTCCCATACGTCGATCTGAACGATGGCCGATCCGCCAAGATCATCCTTGCTGTCGAAAGGATTGATCGTGTCAGCCCCGATGGTGATGAACGGGAAGGCTGATTCCAATTCACTGTCAGCCGCCTGTGGGACATCGGTAAAGATCGCCACGAGCGGGCTGTAGTAGGTGCTGAGAAGGCTGGTAACGGCGCTATCGTTAAGCCGGTTGTAGACTGCCGTCTGAAGATCATCAGATTTCATTTCGTTGTCTTCTCCGCGCGTGCCTTGGCCTTGGCGATTGCAATCTCGACCCGTTTCAGCATCTTTGGAATTACCCGTTCGACGGCGGGAATCCAAGACGGACGTTTCGCCATCTTGAAGGTGCCGAACTCAAGGTAGTAGGCATAGTCAAGACGGCTTCCAATGGCTTTTGAATACTTGCCACGGCTTTCGTTGTAGATCGAAATGACAAGCCCGGCGGTATCGGTGGCCGGTGCTTCACCCGGAGCAGATGCTCGGTGAACCTTGTCCTTGTTCACGCCTCTGGCATATTCCCTGCCTGTCTTGGGTGGCCCCTGTATGGCCTTGCGGACGTCCGTGACGGCTTCCAAGGCGGTGGCATCGACAATGAGAGCCAGAGATCTGCCAAGGTCCTTCCCATAGGCTTGCAAGGCCGCGTTGACCTCTTTCAAGCCCTTGATCTCGACCTTGACATCCGTCACGTTGCGACCCCGCCATCAACGTCGATCTGAAGCCACTTGTTCGCGAACTCCATGTTATCGAGGAACCGGATGTTGTGAATCTTGTTTCTGATCTGCACCCGGTCGGAATCCAGCAACGCCGAGGTGTATCGAACCACAAGGCGCAACCGAACGGTTGCCTCGGTGCGGTCATGGGCAAATCGCTCTGAGCCGCCAACCGGCACCACATAGGCGCGGGTCGGTGCGCCGGAAACGGTAGCCCAGGATTCCGTCTGGCCTCCTGCACCATCACTGGTCAAGGTGCGGCGCTGGAACGTCACCGGCTCTTTCAGCTTGCCGGAATTCATGTCGCAACATTTCATCATCGGGTGGTAAACTCTATAATGTCCATGTTGACGGAGACATCGACGGTGCTGGCCGATACATTGGCGAGGAAGCCAAAGTCGCACAGCGGCGGGAAGTAGAGCGGCGGATCGAAAACAACGTCGAGAAGTCCGGCACTTTGCGGATACTCGGTCACGAGCAGCATCGAGGTATATGGTGCTGCTACTTCCAAGATATTCTCTCGCTTGTAGAGAACGATGTTGGCCTTCTTGTCGGAATCGCTTGAGATGGTCACGTTGCGGAGTGCCGCACTCCGGTCACGCGGAGTAGTGTAGACAGCCATCTCTGTCTTTCCGCGTCCTAGCGTACCATCGACAATAACTGCCCAGTCCTCTCCTCCTGCGGCATTCTCAATGGTTATCGTCCCGGCGTGCGATCTAGCGGTCTGCGTGGAATATGTTCCAGACTTGGACACATAGACATCAAACAGGCGGATGAATGACTTCGATGTTTGCGCGCTTGCGGATGCACCTGCTGTTGCCAGCGCCTGGGTGGTATAGTCACCGAACTCATCAATGCCGATTAAAACAATTTCTCTCGCCCCGGAACCGTTGGCCGTGTCGTTGGCATTGCCACCGGCCTTGATGCGGAGATGAACATGGGCATTTGCTTGGGGCGTGCGATAGAAGCCAGAGCGAGATACAGGCACGAAGCTGGAACCGACAGATGTATTTCGGCCAAACTTGTTGAATGACCGACAACCAGAAGCCAGCCCGCGCGCAATGTCGAGACTGCTGGGATAGGTCATATCTTCATGGCCTTATATTGAGCCATAATGACCGAAGCGCCGGATGCGTCATAGGCATCACTTGCATCGCAGTCATCTCCACGGTTGCTATAGAGGAAAGCCGCAAGCTGCTTGACGGCACGTTTCATTGGAGACGGCACTGCTGCTGCATTGGCGAATCCAGACACATAGATGATCTGGATGGCGTTATTTGCACGCAGAGCAACCGGCCAAGTCTGACCGCGCTTGAGTGTCAACCTTCCAGGCGTCTGATATGTGTCAACGTCGAAGACATTGGCAACCGTGATGGCCGTTGCATTGCTGCCTTCATCATAGACAGTGACCGATGTAATCGACTGAAGAGGCCAACGCGGGATAGCAAG